GAAGAGGTCGTCTCGGTCTGGACGATCATGTGTTACGGCGCGGCGGAACTTCTTCACGTTCATAGGTCTGCCTGGTCGTGGTGGAGGTAGGGTTGGCTCTCCCCCTAGGAGAGAGACAACCGCCCGGCGCCAGTGAGCTTCCTGGTCTGTGATCCGAAGCAAGTCGTTTCGAGCATCTTCGTAACGGACGTAAGCCTTTCCCTTAACCCGCGAGTGTTGTTTAACACGAGCGGCGTTAAGGGCTTGAGCCCAAGCCTGTTCAGGAGATCGCTTCGTAGCGACTTTGCCACGATTCAGCCAGTGAGCTAACTGGGATTCGTCCGGGGCCCCCACTCCACTACCAGCCAAGCAAACAGGACCCGGTCGATTCGTCGGCCGGATACGCCGGTGAGCTTGGCGGCGAAGCCATCGTGCCTGTTTAGGTTCTCGCTGGGTTGCGGAGGCCAGAGTTTCGGTTACGGCATAGATGTCATTTGACTTCTTTGCCACGAACTTTGCGCCCGAGCATTCAGCGGGTCCCACGACAGGCCGCGATAGCGCAAGGCGAGGTGTGTGCAACTCTACGAGTTGTTCGCAGAACACACCGCGTGGTCCGTAGAAGGACTTCGCCTTATTCACCACCAGACCTAATGCCTCTAGCGTCGATTCATATCGTAGGACTTCCTGTGGAGTCCAGAGACCGATTAAATCGTCGCCACAGATGGCGAACGTGGATGAGCTCCGAGAAGCGATTAGTGCAGCTGCGTAGTTCAACACACTGAGCACGATCCAGGAAGGCCCTAAGCCCATGTGGATGCCCGTGACCGTCTTCGGTAGATTCTCTACTGTTTGACGATAGGCATCAACTAGGTTAAGGTCTTCACTCTCAAGTTCCCTCAGGCTGTTGGCAAACTCCTTTCCTGCGATGGTATGAGGCCCAAGGAGGACGTCTACAACACTCGACCAGGTCTGACTTGTCAGTCCTCGTTTAGAGTTTAGTAGGTGTCCAATCCGGGTCGCTACCTCGTGGGAAATGTAGTCTGTCGCAGCCGAGAGGTCCGCAGAGTAAAGCTGGACGCGCTCGGTTGAGACCTGCGCCGGTGTGCTATTCTTCGGCCGCCATAATCGCACGTGCTCGCCTCTTAGAGTGTGGCGTGTTGCTCGAAGACCCCTTCTTCCCTTCAGGAACGGCATCCAGAGTTGGTTGAGACGCCGAGAGAGCCAAACCTCACGGATTCCGTGAGTACTGGCTACTCTTAGCTTATCTCCCATCTCAGGGATGACCGCCGGACTGAGAGGAGGGGCGAGAGCATTTACGCCGTGTTCTGAGAGGAATTCTCGACAGATCGCGTTGTTTGGCCGGATGGTCGCTTTTGCGGCCTCGAGGTCGGCTACGAACTCTGCTAATGAGAAAGGATCAGACGTGATCCAGTCTCGCGGAGTAAGTCCGAACTCATCCGGTTCGTCCAACGTGTCATGCTCGAATCGTTGCCACTCGCTATCGTCGAGCAAGTTAGAAATCAGCGTATCTTGGTATTTTCCAAGGTACGCGAGGTTCCAACGTGCTGCGGCGTGAACGGCTGGTGACATTCGAGTATCGTTGAGAGTTGCTGGGTTCTCTTCAAGGACCGCCTTCTCTCCAATGACAGGCCAATGAGGATATGGCTGTCTTTGGAGGTTGGGCAGGTCGTCCGTAAGGACGTTGAGGACCCTTTCGAGCACTGTGCGATCGAGCGGCCGTGGAGTAGTCCACCTACTGATTGCTTCTCCGATCGCGCGTTTCTCCCTCTTTTCCGCTCTTCTGGTTGTGACCTTAGGACCGACCCAGTCGATGCTTCGCCCCAAGCGGGAAGCAAACATGAGCGAGTCAGCTGTCGTGCAGAAACCTCTTCTGCATCGACGCTGCCAAGCCTTGTTTGTCTCTCCTGGGCGTCGCTTGACCAGGGTTGGGTCCACTTCCCGGCATTGCGATGTCAGCGTCAGTCGTACCTCATGACACCACTTCTTGACGAACGTTGACCCGTTGTTCAAACATCCCG